ATGTCCGGTATCTGATTCATTACCTATGGTTGTGAATGGAATAACGTACAAAAACGCTAAAATAAGACGCAAAAAAACTAAAAACAATATAAGTGTTGTAAAAGATGTAAAAATCCAACACAACGCAAAAAAAGAGAGTATAGTGATGGTTAAAAGAAACAAAATAATTGAAGTAAAACAAACTGAACGAAAAGAGTCATATTGGTGGCTTTTATGGTTTTTACTTTTAATACCGATTTACATTTTATACAAAAAATATAAAGATATATAAACATTTTTGTTTATATTTGAGCTTCATAATAGTTTGGTTTAAATTGATTACCCCTTCCGTTTTGCGTGAAGGGGTTTTTTTTATTTAATCCTGTCAAACAATTCATCCAACATTAATTCATCAGCAGTAGTATCAATTCTTAATATCTTCTTATTGACGATAATTGATATTAAATACTTATGGCAGTTTTGCTTTGCTTTGTCGCTTTGTGCTGTTCCTTTGCGATAAAGTTTGAAATCTTCATGATGGCAAATTAAATTTTTATAATCTTCTTTAGTCTGTTCGTAAGCAAGAAAATGCTCTTTTGATAATAGGTAGTTCATAGTTATGGTTTTAGTAGTTCAACTTTATTAAATTTGTCTTTTTTTACAATATATCCAAGTGCTTCATAAAGTTTTAAATATCGGTAAACTGTTCTATTACTTACACTCAAATACCTTTCAATTGTGTACATATTTCTTGGCTTGTCCTGGAGGAATTGCATAAGCCTTATGCATCTATACATTTTGTGCTGATTCATAATTAATAAAGGCTAAAGGTTGAATCATTTAATTCAATAGTAACATCATTATCTAAAAAGTCTAAAACAATTCCTTTAAACTCATATACTTTGCCTGACTGATCCAACATTAAAAATTTAATGTCGTTTTTGATGTTTCGTTTGATTTTTGGCAATAATTGTAAACCAAAGCTTTGATTTAATTTATCAGCTAATCGTTTGCCGTTTATAGAAACCTTAAATTCATCTGTAAATATTTGCTGTTTATCTTTAGCAATTTTTATGCACTCATCCCAAAATGAAAATATATCCTGGTCCTTGTAATTAAGTTCAACTAAAGTCCTATTTATTTCAGTAATTCTTTCGTGAATATTCATAACTCAAAATTTAGTTTGCTTTCGTAAATTGTATATACTTCTTCATTCTCAAAATCAAAGTATAAGTTGTTTTGAGATAGCTGTTCTAAAAAAGACTGTATAATAAATAACTGATAAAAGCTATATCCTTTTTTCTCGTTTGCATTTCCGCAAATAAGTTTCGGTCTTAACTCATTGGAGTCAATTATCCTGTTTATAAATCCATAATCGACATCGCAAAACTCTGCAATATTTTTAATTGTGTAAATCATATTTTTGAAATAAAATTATTAAACGGATCAAACTCAAAAGCAAAGAACCCATCTTGCTCATCTAAATATCTAAAGCTGTAAATCGTGCCATGCAATAGCATTTTATTCACCCATTGTGCCGGTTTAGTTCTTACTATTTCAACACCACTCAACCTAAATGGTCTGCCACTTTTTGATATTTGCGTATCAAAGTGGTTAATCTCAATCTTAAATCCCTGTACTGATATTGTATTCATATTTTTTAAATAAAAACCCGCAAATCAAAAGGTCGTAGTCTTTATCAATGCGGGAATTAAACAAATTTTTAAATGTAGCTACGACTCTACATCGGCAAATATAAACAATTAATTATAATTTACATCATAATCAACCCAAATTTTACAATTAAATCCTAAATCTTGTAATTGTTTGATTCTTATCTTTTGCAATTCGCTCAATTTTCCATTTGGCCTTTTAACTTCAATGAACATTGTTACGCCATCTTTTAGGCACATTAAATCCGGTATCCCGTTTTTATTTGTTTTAATCAATTTAACGCAGAGCCATCCCTCTTTTGTGAGTTGGTTGATTATTTTGCTCTGCCTTTTTGATTCCGAAATCTCGTTTAAATGTTTCATTGTTATAGTCTTTTTTCTTAATTACTGATGCGTAAATTTTGCTTTCAATTCCATCTTTTGAAAATATCCAATAAACATCATTTACTTTTCTATCCATTGTCGTTAATCGGTCACGAGATTGCCAATAACTTACAGCACTAAAATCAATATTATAGTAAACCAAATATTTTGCTTTTGCCAAACTAATACCTTCCCTTCCGCTTACAATTTGCAAAGCGATATTTTTATCGGTTGTATTAAACTCCTCTAAATCGTTTGTCAATCTATTGCCAAAAATGTTTTTGAGTGCGTTAAACTCCTCGACAAATTTGTAGAAAATAGCAATCTTTTGACCTTTAAAATGATTATCGATAAACATTGCTTTAGAATAATCAATTACTTTGCTCGTGCCATCCTCAAACTTACAAGTGCCTGAATAGAGTTGATGCAATTTCTGCTGTAATTTTACCGAAGTATCAGCTAATATCAGTTGGCCTTCTTTGTTTTGAACTACTAAATCTTTTTTTAGCTTATCAATTACCTTATAAGTTATTGCATCCATATCGCAATATAAGATATTCTCATTTACTTGCGTACTAAATCCCGCCTCAACTTGCGTAAAAGTTAGGATATAATATCGTATTAAATGCCAAAAGTCTTTTTTTCTTGCATCTGTGTAATCATTAACTTTGCCATGGCCTAAATGCTTTACTTTTATGTTCACATAATCATTTGCCCATTTATAAAAATTGACTTGCTCAAACGGACTATAATTGCTGACCCAAAACTGATGATACCATTGGGAGTGACTTTCAGCGGTTGGAGTTCCGGATAAGAATATCATCGGCAAATGTCCGTACATTTTTTTGAATAGTTTGGCTGTGGCATTTGGTTTTGGAAATGCACCAAATCGGTGATGCTCATCGTGAATGACTAAATCAAACTCTCCTGTTACTTTGTGTAAGCTCTCATCATTTGCGATAGTTAACTTAAAAGTAAAGTTCATATTATTATAATCCGATTGAACTGAACTAAAAGCTTTTAATTTGGTTAAGAATAAGACATTTTTAGCACCATAATTTTCAGCAGTTTGCAGAGCTGTAATTGTTTTACCTGTTCTGACTTCCATGGCTAAATAAACAATCTTTTTGCGTTGCAATATTTCAGCAGCTTCTTTTGAAAGTCTTATTTGATAGTTACGCAAATTAATCATATGCACCCGTTATATTATTTCTTTTTTCATCTGATTTTTTTACTTCATCATATTCATTTGATAAATTTTCAAATCCTAAACTTTTAATGACTTCAACTTTTAATACTTTTAATGGTTCTTTAACTCCTAATCTTATATTTTTAAAATATCCATCAGTTTCTTTATAAACCACATTTTTTAAGTATAATTTATCTTTACCATTTTGCAAAGTTAAATTGCAATAAAATATTTCTTTACGTTTCATTTAAAAAAGTGTTTGTTGGTTTAAATAAGGTTGCAATCTTTTATTAGCTAAATCAACATATTCTTTTGATAATTCAGAACCTATCCAATTTCTTTTATAGATATGAGCTGATTTAGCAGTAGTTCCTGTTCCCATAAAAGGATCATAAATTAAATCTCCCTCTTTACTGAAATAGTTTATAAAATGATTTGGCAACCAATCTCCAAAAGCGAAAGAATGACCTTCATTTTCTTTTCCACTATTAACAGGTTTTATAATTATATTACTTACACCTCTTTTTTCTTGGTGTGAAAAATTACAATAGTTAAACATTCTACTACTTGGATTGTCATTACTAAAACAAAAAATATATTCAAAGGATGAAGAAACTATTGTTGGTATTATATGAGGTGGTGGGTTTGGTTTTGCCCAAATAAAAACTTCTTTTATATTATCTTTATACTCATTCATTATAAAAGCTATTATTCCTTTATTTCCGCTTACTTCTTGGATATTATAAAAAATGTGATACTTTGTAACTCTTAACATTTCATCAATCCAAATTTTAGTATTTTTAAAATAATCATCAATACTATTATCATCATTATAGTTATCATATGATTTTTTAATATTACCTGTTTTTATACCTGTTTTACCTAAATTATAAGGTGGACTTGTAACTACTATATCTACAAATCCATCAGGCATTCTTTTCATTGTTTCCAAATTGCTTTCGCAATAAATTTTATTTATTTCCATATTTTTTATTTTTAAAAAGGTATATCGTCATTTTCTATTTCTTTACTTTCAAATCCTGATACTGCAAACTTTCTAATACCACCATTGGTGCTATCTTCACGCTTCCATTGTTTAAAATCAAAATATGTTCCTAACCAACGACCAAACCAACTTACGTTCATTGATCTTGGCACTTCCCGATGGCCATCATTATAAGCACTCATTATTTCTTTTGTAGCATAAAAATGATTTTCTTGCCATAAGAACTCATTTTCGCAAAAGTCAAAGAAATCCTCACAAGTATTGGCGATAATCTTTTTAGTTTTACCTGTTTTCAATTCAGAAAATAAAAGGCCATTATTAAAATATTTTTGAATGTTCCCAATCATATAATTAAAAAATGCATCCCATTCCTTTTTTTCCCATTGGCTAAAAAATAATTTACCAAACTCGTTAATTGGTTTATAAGTTTTGGAATAATGCCTGTAAAGTTCAATCTCTATTTTACGAGCATCGTGACTATCACCAACACCGGATAAAATATAGTTTGATGTAAACATAATCTTCGGACTTTTTGAGAATGGAATTTCAATCGGCTGTAAGTTCTTTTTGTTTAAAGTTAAATTTCCGGTTATAATACTAAACAAAGTTTCAAACTTAAAACTGCGCTCCATATCATCAAAGCAAATGATGTTATCATCCAGGTTAATAGTTTGATAAGGAAATTGTCCTTTGTTATTAAACTCCTTACCATTTAAAGTTACTAATTTTCTGCATTGGCTCAATGCTTTTGATATAAGTGTTTTACCTGTTCGGCCACTTGGGTTATCATTTAAGGTTTCATCATAAAAAATAATAGCCAAACCCTCATCTTGTTTTTTATAGTTGTTTAAAAGATATCCTAATGATGTTTCAATAACTAATTTTCGGTTATTGTCATTATTAGAAACGTTCAAAATAAACTTTTCAAAATCTGAAGTTAAATTAGATTCATTGTAATTATGTGGAATGATATTTTTTTGCCAAACAAAGCCACCAATATTAATATAGTCAATTAATTCTTTACTGTCTTTTGTAATTTTAAGCACTCCATTTAAAAAAAATAAATAGCTTTCATTTTCATTATCTCTTATCATTGCCAAATCTTTTGTGGCTAATTGGTTTAAATAACTTTCTGAAAAACGTGTTGTTGATTTGGCGAAAAAATTGTAAACGCTCATGTCAATTTCAACAACGTGATTTAATACAAAGTCTTTGATGTGGATTTCGTTTACCTCGTTTATGATATTATTGTAAACCTTTACAAATGTAAACTCCTGTTCATTTAATTGTACTTTGTAAAACCCTCGATTTTCTAAAAATAATTTAAACTTATAATCGTTTAATGATAATTTACCATTTTTATCGGTATCCCAAAATA